CCTAACATAAAAGTTACTGATAGGAGTATTTAGCATTTGCGAGTGCCTATGGATTTATAGAAACGATTCCGCCAATTATTGTGTGAGTTCCACCTGTTTCAGTTGTCATATTACCAGCAACTTTCATATTCATATTACCTTTGATGTTCTGGTTCATGTTACCTTTCACCCCAAGATAAGCATCTCCAGCAACAGCAGCTTTCATGTTTCCGCCAACAACCATATTGGAATGACCCCCAACAACCACGTCAGCATCACCTTTTACAGTTACGATTGTTCCTCCGCTATTGTTTTCACGTTTATGTCCATGAGTTTTTACATCTTGGTTTTCATCAATAGTAATAGTCACGCCGCCTTTGTTATACTCTTGTTTATTGCCAACAGTAAGCTCAACCTTGCGACCATCGGGAGAGATTTCTATATATGTCCCTTTCTTGTGGGCGAACCGAATCCGTTCCTTTCCAGGCGTGTTATCAATATGAATCTCATGCCCAGCCTCAGAAATGAAAGCTTGATTATAAGGATACTTTGATTCATATGAAGTCTTTGCAATGCGCGTTTTTTTATCTTTACCAGCCATGATTTATGTAATTTCCTTTTCTAATTGTTCTAATTCATCTTCTAGCTTACTTATTGCTGCTCTTATTTCGTTTTCCGACTTAATAAGCTCTTCAGTTTGTGGCTCAATATCTAACAAATCCTGAAGCATCTGGCGAAGTCGCTCTAGTTCAGCTAGTATCTCATCTCTTCTCTTTTTCTTGTCTTCATTCTTTTGGTTGTTTGGATTAGAGAATGCTTGAGCTACTTCAGCCATCATACTTCCAAGATTACCAGCCCCAACAGCTTGTTCCATTGTTGGGTTGCCCTGAGACTCCCGTAAACTCTTTACTAGGTCCAAAGCCTTTTTGATTGAGCCTGAAACATTATCTGGCGTTTTACTCTTTGTGAAGTCTGTCGCTGATTTTCTACTCATTATAAACCTTTAGGCATAAGCATATTCCCCAATTGAATGGTTTTGTTTCTCATCTTCATCTACTTCTTTACCCTTTTTCTTTCCATAGGGATTGTCACTTTCTTTCTTTGCATAGTCTGTTATACCTTTTTGGTCATAGTCTTTTTTATCTGAGGCATAACGAAAATCGCCTCCACCTTTATCTTTGTCGCGAGAATGACGGTTCAAGTCATGATTGCGCCCTTGGTTGTTTAGTTCTCCTTCTCCACTTTCATCTTTACCTGTTTTACCGATTGAGCCTAAAAGCATAGGTTTCTGTTGATCGCCATCCATATAGAAACCAATCATATAGGAATTTTCTGTAGCGCCTGTCAATGGGCCGCCGATGCCTCCATCTTGCGGATTTGAAACGCTGGCAATAGGTCTAGCCCAATGCAATTGATTGTCTGGAATACCGCCCTTGTCGTCCTGATAGCCTACAGCGCGAACACGCAAGCGGCCACCTTGCTCGGGGTCTTTGCGATCTACGACTTCCAGAATAACATGTCTGCCTGCCCCACCATAACTTGACTTTGAAGGATGAGATGTCATTATTGTAATTTACCTCCGCGTCTTTTGAATGGAAGGACGAACTGCCGAAATTGGCCTCTTCCTTCTCGCCCTTGTGGAATTTCTGGTTGTGGATGCGGTTTATTTAGCGGTCCACCAGATAGTCTTTGCTTCATTATTTTTCTGACATGAGGATCAGGATCGTTGGCTAGATGTTGAATAGTATGAGGTTCCGCATAAGACGCAACATGGGCTCTTACTGTTGGATCAGGATCATCAGCAAAATGGTGCAGTTTGATGCCAGCGTTCAAAAGATGGGCATGAACTTCTTTTGTAAAATGTGTATCGTCATTATCAGTGCCAGGGATTTGATAATTATCTGTTCTACTTACATGATCGCTTCCTTTAGCATGTAGATATTGAATATGTCCTAATCTATCCATCGCAGCAGTTGAAGTGCGTCCATGTAAATTTCTGCCTCCTGGAAGATTCTTAATATGATATATAAGCTCATCATGGGACATTTTTGTTAGAGGATGTTTAGGTCGCTCCCATTGTTCATCAAATCCAGTATGAGGGATTCTCTCCATTTTCTCCCCCCACTCAACAGGAATTTGGTGATATGATAAAGCTCCTTGTGTTTGAGTTTCTGGAACACGATTACCATGGTTATGTTGTATCCAATGCTGTGTTCTTTCATTTCCATGATGAATCATAAAAATATTTCCATTTCTTAGATAACCATGTGCATTCGTGTCCCCTGATCTATGAGGAGTATTCGTGCAGAAGTTTGTTCCTTGGCCAAAATCATAACAGGCTTGGGGAGTTTTTAGATGATAGATTTTTACATTATCCTCGCTGTGAATCAAGTCGGCGCCTGGATGATGTAATGCAACGCTTCCATCTGGATTAGCCAAATAATGATCTAGCTGCCGTTTTGACATTGATTCATAAAGAAACTCATAAAAGGTTAGCATCTTCTTATCCCTTTTTATTACAATTGAAAGTTGATGTTGCTTGCACAGTCTTGTTTACTAATTGAAGTTCATGACACACTTCAGTTACAAGATATTCTCCTGACATATCTGAGCGACCATATCCATCAATATCACCCATTGGAGGCAAGAGATTCAGGTATATTCCTTTTCCTACTGTGACATACATTCCTGATTGAATAGGAACTTTCACCCGCATTCCTGGACCATTCTGAAACAACGCGGCAGAAAAGTGTTCTTGTGGGCTTTTCTGGTTTGGATCAACAGAAGTCGGCTGATGTGCTCCATCCATTACACCATAATTAGCAACGCCACCTAGTTTACCTCCAATACCTGGGATGCTGCCAAGGATAGAGCCCATACTTTTAGCTTGAATTTTGTCAATAGCTCTGTTTTTGGTGCGCATATCAAAAAGAGACTGACCAGCACCTTGAGCCCTAGCAACGGAGTCTGTGCTGGCGCGGCCTTTGTCATCAACGTTCGCTTCAGCAACGATAATCACATTTCTTTCTCTCAGGATATCCAAAGGCCACTGTGAACCAAGGGTATGAATTTGGTTGAAGGTTTCTTGGATGCCCATCGTCGCAAACAGAACTTCCAAAGGAGAAAGGACATGGTGTTTTGCATCTTTGAAGAATAAACAGTTGCCCGAGCCTCCAAAGTTACAATGCTTCTTTATATCATCAATCGCTTTGAATGGTTTGATAGCAGATTTGATATAGCCTTCCTTTGAGATAGGACCATTGGAAGGTTGTTTGATTTCCAAAGAGCCGCCAATATACTGATTGAAAATAGCTGAAATAGCTGATGTGGCTGGAATGTTCTTATAGGAGTTTTGCACGAGGTTCTTTGCATCACTGAAGTATTCTGCACCGATCAACTCTATATTATAAGTGACACAACGGGGATTACGACTGGTTTGTTGGCCATGAACAGAGAACACATAAAGTGTTGTCTCATATATCTTAGGCTCATCACAATCCCAGGCCACAGAACAAGCCTCACCACCACGTAGATTCATGTTTTCAATGATGTTATTGTGATCCTCAACGACAAGCTTTGCTGTATGATAAGGTTTATAGATGCTTTCATAGATTGAAATAGAGCGAAGGTGGCCAAGAATATTCGCATCGGGAAGAGGATTACCAAAAGCATCCAAACTACCCGTTGACAAAGAAAAAGAACGAATATTAACCTGGATTGGAAAATCAGTCATTATTCTTGTAGTTTCTTTCTACGCTCTTCAACTAGAGGTAAAGTATATTGTGCATCAATCAAATAAATATTCTTGTTTCTTTCATTGCGTTCTCTTTCCCAATCAAAGTAATAAGTCGGAGTCCAATAAACAAACTCTTCATCGGGAATAACTTTGTCTAGTATATCTTGATTGATTACATTAGCAAAGGCATTAGAAGAAAGTCCAGTCAGAATTTGATTTGCTGATGTGTTACCTGTGATATGCTGGATTTTCACAACGGAAGAGTTAGCTATGATCACTTCCCCATTGCCAACTGTCGCTGTGCTCATACTGTTTTTGACTAGAACACGCTCGCCATTAGAAAACCCTGTATTTGCATTCAGAGTGATTTCCAAACGAACAAGTTGATTGGTATTGATAACCCAATCTTCTTGCCTACGCCTATAATGAAGTATCTTTGTGCCTTTTCCGAAATAGGCTGAATAGTATTTCTTCAGGGCTTCCGGGAGTATATCTTGATAATGAGAAACTGAGATTTCTTTGGTATCATCTGGCCAGTTTATAGCATAGTGTCGGACTTTCTGTTGTGCTTCTTCAATAGATCCATATTTCTTCTTGATAAACTCAATGAAATCTTCATCAGAGAGATACCAGTCATAGTAAGGATCAAGGATACCATTAGCTAGAAAGATTAACCATTCCAGATAAGAATCATTATAGTAGCCATAAGAGACTACATCAGGACGCATGTTATGTTGAATCTCATAAGGATAGAAAAGAACAGGACGCCCGGCTAGATTAGGATTGAGCGCAATATTCTTAGCAATGTTCACACACTTTAGTTGATCATCACCATATTCAATTACAGGAAAGCGAGAAAAATAAAATTCAGGCATTATGGTGATCTTGGATTTGGATCGTCATTAGGATTACCACCGACGCCGCCACCTGGAGGAAAGTTACTATCGCCAGAATCACTACGAGTATCATTCGTTCTTGGGCCGGTTACATCTCTTGGATCATTATTATCTTTGAAGTCCCCAGTCAACCAATACTCTAGTTCTAGAAACTGCATAGAAATTTCAAAACCTTCCGGGGCATTACCTCTTCCGCCTGGATTTAGTGGTGTTTGATTCGATTCTCTATAGAAAGCTGGCTGCCCGCCTGGAGTATAGTTTACAACAAGATTTTCTAGAACACAAGGTTTGAACTTATACATATACTGTGAGTTTGGGTGAATTTCAGGATAGAAGATTTTGGGCATTTTGAACCAAGAAACCAGTCCAAGAGCTTTACTTACAATAGACGGCGACATTGCATTATTCAATTTTCTGATTATATCTTTCATTGTTTTAGATTCGGCTGGAGTCTTAGGAGAAATACGCCAAGCAAACTGTATTCTTTTGTATTTCGGGCCTTTGAGAAAGATAGTCAAAATATTATTTGGAGTGTAACCAAGATTTTTTATGACATTAACATCTGTTAGAGAAGCTAATCCGCTTAGAACCTGATTCAAAGGTTGTTCTTCATAATCAACAATATGGTTATCAATCAAACCAATAGGCAAAGGAAGTCTAATAATACCTTCAGGATTTATTTGGACCCGACTTGTTAGTGCTCCCCCTGTTGGATCAAAGAAATCTCGTTGATAGTTTGAAACAATCAATTGAAAATAATACTTTGGTAAATCATGAGGATAAGTAAAGGTAAACATGCTTTTTATGCCAGCAAATCTATCCTCAATAATGACTCTTGGATCACCAGCTTGATCAGCTACATTCATGTCCCACCAAGGTTGAAGTGGTGATGCGGCAGCATTTGCATTAGATAAGCCGGGAGTGATTGCCATTAGGTTCCTAAATAAAACTATCAGTGTTTCTTGGTATTTAGTATAGGAAAATCAAAACGTAACAATGGCTAAACGGGGAGAACAACAAGTCTTTTATGAGCGAAACAACAGTCATTTCTATAAAGGACTGTTCAAGCCTCGGAATCCTAAGAAATACCGTGGAAACGCTAAGAACATCGTTTTTAGAAGCCATTGGGAGCTGGAATACATGCGGATGCTGGATGAGAAGGATAATTGTATCTCTTGGGCCTCGGAAGAGTTCTCAATAAAATACTACCATCCGATCAAACTAGGCTATAAGCGTTACTTTCCTGATTTTTTTGTTGAAATGCGCCAGAAAGATGGTAAGATATTCAAAGCTATTGTAGAAATCAAGCCAGCCAATCAGATTGCACCTCCAAAACGAAGACGCAATGGTAAGATGCAGAAGTTTCTCTATGAAAGTATGACGTGGGCTGTAAATAGGGCGAAATGGGAAGCCGCTATGAAATTCTGCAAAGAGCACAACTTGAAGTTTTATGTGGTAACTAAGGACAGCAAAGAACAATTTGTCCTATTGAATGAGGAACAACTACAATTATGACCGCAAAGATTAAAGATAAGCATCCAATAACAGGAATAGAAACTGAGATAGATGAAGGTGAGCTTTTTAAAGATTTGAAATCACTTCGTATGTCTGATCCTATTGAAGTTTTAATTGGCATCCTTTTGAATCAAGATATGTCTCCTGAAGATATGGATGAAATTATAGAACGATTCAAAGTCTGGCCTAACAAAAAGTAATGCCTAATCCTTTTCTAGAACAACTTAAAAGACTAGCTGCCTCTATCGGCATAACGAACCAAAACTCTTGGGCCGCGCGCAAGTGGTTTGAGGGAATGGCTAGACGTGTTGTTTCTATGGATGGCAACCAGTATATGAATGCTCAACCTGATAAGCTTTTGAAAACACGAAACATCAATGCTTCAATGATCGGAAAGATGATTATGTATTATTATGATCCAAAAACGAAAGACAAGCTCCCCTATTATGATCGTTTTCCTTTGGGTTTCATTGTGGACTTAGCGCCAAAAGGACACTATATGATCAATCTTCATTATCTGTCCCCATTTCAAAGAGCGAAATTGTTTGATGCTCTCTATCAAGCCACGTTACAAAACCCTGGAACTGAAAAACAACGATTGAAGATTTCTTATGCGATTTTGAAAAGCACATCCAGGCTTCAAGCCTATAAGCCATGTTTCAAGCGATATCTGTCCCTGCATGTGCGTTCTCGTTATCTTGTTGTTGATCCGGCCGATTGGGGCACAGTCATGATGTTGCCTCTAGCACGCTTTGAGAGAGGTGGCAAAGGCGGCGGCACAGTTGGTTCGCCAATTTCACAGACTAAAGTTTGGGCCGATAGCAGAAAGAAAATAAAGTAAGATGCCAGAGATTCAAGGGTTTAATATTCAGAAATTTAAATCTGTTATTGAACAAAAAGGACTCCATAAAAATAACAAGTTTCTTGTTTATTTTCCAGTCCCACAATTTATGATGCTAGGGAGCCAAGGACGGAGCCAAGGATTTACGGATACTAATAGAACTATGCATTTTTGGTGCGACTCTGCAACATTACCTGGAGTGCAATTATCTTTGCGACAAGTTATAAGATATGGCTATGGTCCTGTTGAAAAGAAACCATTTGCTCCAGTTTTCAATGATGTCACGTTCACAGTGATGCAAGATGGTTCTAATAAGAATTGGTCTTATCTTCATGCCTGGATGAGCACTGTGGTTTTATGGGATGCGCGGCAAGGAATTAATGGTTCAAGGGAGCAACAAATTAAACCTTTTGAAGTATTTTATAAAGAAGATTATAAGGTAGATATGACCGTGATTGCTTTTAATGATATGGGTAATCCAACAACGAAGATTATTTTCCGAGAAGCTTATCCATTCACAATGGGCGATCTGCCTTTGAATTGGGCTGATAACAACACGATTATGAGAATACCTGTTTCATTTACTTTTCATGATTGGTTTTGGGCCTCGGTTCCTGAAAATGAAATGTTGCCTATTCCAACTCAACAACCCGAAATACCCCTGAAATAAAATCTAAGGAGATATTATGTTACCTAAAATTGTAACCCCAACTGCAAAACTAAAAATTCCAAGCACAGGGAAACCTGTTTCTGTGCGACCATTCCTTGTCAAAGAGGAAAAGATTCTGTTGATGGCCAAACAAGCTGGCGGCTATACAGATATTCTAGGAGCAATCAAGCAAGTGGTTGGTAACTGTTTGCTGGAAAAAATGGATGTCAACAAGCTTGCTCTATTTGATATTGAGTATTTGTTTCTCAAGCTCCGCGCTCTCTCCGTTAATAACATCGTCAAAGTCACCTATAAGGACAATGAGGATGAGAAGGAGTATCCCTTTGATATTGACCTGGACAAGATAGAAGTCAAGTTTCCTGATAAAGTAGAGAAAGTCATTGTTTTGAATGATGAATATTCTCTGCTCATGAAGTATCCAGAGTCAGCTATCTACTCCGAAAAGGAGTTTCAATCAGACGATCCTAGCTTGAATATTGAGTTCTTTGTGACTAACACCATTGATAAGATTTGTCAAGGCGATAAGATGATTGATCTGAGAAATGCCACCAAACCAGAAATAACTGAGTTCGTTGAAAGCATTCCAGCCAAAGCTTATGACCAAATTAAAGAGTTCTGGAACAATATACCTAAATTACATTATGAAATCAAGTATACAAACGCTAAAGGAACAGAAAGAAGTATCGTTCTGGAGAAATTAGCCGATTTTTTTACTTTTTGATGACGCATAATAGTCTCGAAAACTATTATCGCACTAATTTTATGATGACATATCATCATCATTATGCTTTGAGTGATCTAGAGAATATGTTGCCTTTTGAATTGAATATATATTCGGATATGGTAAAAGAAGCACTACAAAGTAAGAAGTAAGTTTAAATGGTTGCCCCAGTTTTCGCTAGATTGTTTGGAGGTATTGGAGGATTAGCTAAAGATTCAGCTAAGCTCGGCGCGGCTACATTTTTGTCCCGTCATGGAGGTATTTTCGGGCAAGCTGCCTCCATGGGTGTTCTTGGGCATAACTGGCAAGATATTCGCACAACTGTTCTTGTGGGTTTAACTTATCAGGCGTTTCAAGGCACTGGTGTTATTGGTAATCTGGTTCAAGTCGGAGTTATGAAAGCTCTGACTCGGTCGTCTCTCAAAAACATTGAAGATGAAATAAAAAAGGCTGAAGTTACCAGAGTTGAGCCTAATCAAAAAAATGAGCCCAAAGATTTACTTGGTCTTATTCAGAAGATTGATAAGAAGCATGTGGATTCTGTCAATCAAGTACGCCAAGCCATGCAAAAGACTAACACATATTTTTATAAGATCACTCAAGAGCATACCAAGGGATTTGAGAAGACTGGGAAACATCTTACTCTTCATCAACAGCATTTAGATAAACTTGAGCGAGATATCAGAAATATCACGACTCGGCTTAATATACTTGGCGGCGCCACTTCAAAACTACAACAGTCTAGTCCTCTAAAACCAAATGTATATGATTCAAATCAGAAAGCGTTACCAAAACCATCTAATATCGTTGATGCTGATTATGAAGAAATCAAGGAAATCTTCTTACCAAGTACAAGCGGTAAAAAAGCTCTTCCAAGTCCACAGAATATAGGAAAAGTTGCTGATAAGGTTGGAGAACTAGCATTTAAAGTTCCATTACAAAGAGGCGGCGGCGCTTTACAAAACATACAGAAACTCGTATCTGGTGTTTTATTTTCAATGCCGAGTTCTATGCTTGCTGGTTTTGCAGCTGGAACGCTTGGAGGACTTCTAGGTAGTTTTATTGGCAAGGCTATGGCTGGTGGTGGCGGAATGACTGATCTACCGAAACAAGTTGATTGGACGCCTGATTATTTCAATCTCCGCGTAAAAAGCAATATCTTTATGGAAAGTAGTAAGGATATTATAATCAGAGGAAAAAATGTAACAATTCGCGCCGATAATGAACTAAGACTTATTGGAGGAAAAATTATTGGTGGACCTGGAACGGGCGGAACAGGAAGCGGAAGAGGAGGACTAAACACTACTCATACGCCTGGTAAAGTTGGAACTGGTATTGGAAGCGATATGATTGGCGAGCCTGATAATCGTTCTCGTTTTGAGGCAATGAAAGATAGAGCATTTGGAAGAACACCAAGCGCTGCCCCAGATACCACAGGTAGTTATCCAACATATCCAGGTGGCTCTCCAACTCCCGGAGGTATGCTGCCTTCTCCAAGAACAGGTGGACCAGAATATAACATACCTGGGCTTACACCACAACCTAGTTTTCCTACTGATGGTCCAATAAGTCCTGAAACTTCATTAAATAAAGGTAAGGCCCCATTTTCAGGAATACAAACTCCTTCAACTCCATCAATAGATTATGGTCAAGGTTCACAAATTCCTGGATTTATGGGAAGACAACCAATTGCTCCTGGAACACAAGGAGGTCTTTTAGGAACTACTGGAACAGCAATTGAAAGTGGAGAATTAACTCCCGGCGCTATGAAAATACGGCGTGATCTTCCTGTTATTCAAGGAGTTCCTGCTTCAATAAGATATAATAATCCTGGAGCACAATATCCAAGTCTTGCAGCTGAAAAGTATGGTATGACAAGTTATGGTATCATTGGTGGTGGACATAAAATTGCGCAGTTTCCAACCAGAGTTCATGGCTTGGCTGCTAACATGGATAATTTCAATCGTGGTTATGTTGGATTAACTTTAGAACAGGCTAAAAGTAAATGGCGAGATGATGCAAGAAATGGTGCAAGTCCTATGCCTGCTGGGTTTGATCCAAGTAAAAAACTAACAAAAGAAATGCTGCATGATCCTAATTTCATGGTTCCTTGGATGAAAGCTATGTCCAAACATGAAGCTGGAAAACATAATCCAATTACTGATGATGAATATAAACAAGCTCATGAATGGTTCAAACAAGGTGGAATAAAAGGAGCAACCGGGTCTTCTGGAGGAAATAGACAAGATCAATTCAATCCAAAAATGTCTTCCACGCCTGGAACTGCTTTGGATTTTAGCCAATCAACTCCAAAATCTTTATTACCTGATCAAATGTCTCCTTCTATGGGGCCTTGGAGTAATTTTCATAGAAATGAAGCTTGGAATCCAAAAGCTCCATCACCTGATGCTCTAAAAAATACTCCAGAAAGTATTATTAGTGACGCAATGTTTGGTAAAGGTGATCCGCGTTCTTTAGCTGTTGATCGTGCCTTAACTATGAGAGGATTACATGAACAAAAGGATAGAGAAGTAGTAAAACAATATCTCGCTAAAGGTGGAGCGGGAATGGACCCTGCACAAATTGCTTGGTGTGCTGCCTTTGTCAATTCAACTTTGCAACAAGAAGGTATTCAGGGAACAACAGGTCCAAGTAGAATGATGGCGCGAAGTTTTCATTCTTGGGGAGATAATGTCAGAGGTGATCCACAAAAAGGCGATGTGATGGTGAAAGGATCACACGTCGGTATTTTTACAGGCATTACTAGACAACGTGGTGGACGTACTGAATATCAAATGGTTTCTGGTAACAGTGCTGATAAAGTTCAAGAAACATGGCATGGTGCAGGAGAATATCAATTTAGACGTGCTAGTGATAAAGAATTAGGTAAGCTTGGTGAAGATAAAAATCATTTACAACGGGAGCATGATAAAGAAGCAGCCAGTAAATTTCCTTGGCAGCCATTAGACCCAGAATGGCGAAAAATGGTGGGCAAAGATTCTAAAGGAATGAGTGCTCTTCAAAAAGCATATGAAGATCAAACTGGAAAGAAAGCAGCTGAAGACCCTGAAGCTTTTAAGGCATGGCATGATAATTTTGTGAAAAATCTTCCAGGAATTAGTGTAGATAAACCCCAACCATCCTTTACTCCACCAGCTGATTTTGGAAAACAACAACCTGATGCTACTCCAGTTGCAAAACCAGATACAAGAAGTGATTTTGAAATAGCAAATGATCCAAAAGGTAGGGGATTTCCAACTGATCTTTCAAGTGTTGAAAATAAAGTGTATCCTGATGGAACTGTAAGAAATAGAGCTATTGAAACTCAAAGAGATATTTTGAATAGAGCTTATGGAGAAAGATCAGAAGAAACACAGCGTTCCGAAATTGGAATACCTGGAAAAGTTGTTGGAACGGACAAACCATATGACAAAGTTCCTTATGCTAATCCATTTCATCCAGATTCAAAAATACAAGATGCTACAGCTATTCCTAAACCAGATATGAATGAGGTATATCCGTCATCAGAAAGAATCTTTGATCCAAATGCTCAAGATCAATCTGGTAAAAAACATCCAATGAATAATATGCCAGTTCATCATCTCGGAAAAGATGGTGTCTGGCGTGAATACAAAGTTCCGGGAGCAACAGTTTCTCCTCAAGCTCGCGCCGAAACTCTGAGAAAATTAAAAGAGCATGTCGCAAGAAATCCTGGACAATCTATAGAAGGTATGCCAAAACATGCCTGGAAACTAGATAATAAAATAGGTCCAAATGCACAAGAAGCATTGATGACTAATGCTCAAAACTATGCAGAAGGTGAATTTCGTGGAACAAAAACTCCTAATCCAAATGACTTAAAACCAGCCGATTCTTCTCCCGCGAAAAAAGACATTCAAAGTGACAGTGGTGACATTACCAAAGGTTCATCAGAAGAATTGAACAAACAAATTGACAGGCAGATTGAAACGAGGGAAACTAGCGATCAAGCTAACGATATCAAAGACCCACGGCACAGTCCAGAAACGAAATCTCCTGGTGTAAGTGATAACGGATACGGTTCAGAAAACAAAGGGAAGCCAGATGCATCAGACTGATAGCAATCTGAAACTTGTGATCTGTCCTGAAAAAACAAGTCACATCTTTAGCCCCCCGAAAAAAGCCGGACTTTCCACCTCTAACACTGTTCTCCTGACAACGCTGATCACTGGAGTTTGTTTTTCTTCTCCAGCCGCCATTTCAGCGATTCATAGAGAAGTGTTTGTTATGCCTGGGAATCTCTCAGGTGGCGACGTTCAGGCTGGCCGCACCTCATGGTTTGGTCAGTATGGCTTTGGCAAGCACGTTGACGGCCTCCACAAGCACGTCTGGCGCGACCCTGACAAGCCAGCTAATCGCGTCCCTGCCTCAGGCTTGCCTCAGACGGTGCCAGGGATCGCGTTGCCGTCTCCTAAGACCCTGAAGCACTGGTATGAAGTAGAACTAAAAGGCAAGCGTTACAAGGTCCAACAAACGGATATCATGCCGGATCAACGCAAGGGTCGCAAGATAGATATCAATGCGCCTCTAGCTGATATGGTTGGTTGGACTCCCGATGACTTTCCAACGGACTCTATTGTTCGCTTCCGTTATCTTGGAAAAGAACTACCTTTGTCCCAGCCGGAACTAAGTCTTGGAGGAAGTGAAACAAAATCTGAGAAAAAACAGGGAGAAATAGCACCCAGAAAAACTGGCATTGACAGGTCTATGTTTGCCAAGGAGCTAGAAGACGATAAAGTTTTAATTCGTCTTTATGCTCTCACTTTGGCTGAAGTTGGCGCAGAGCATGAAGATGCACAAACAGCCCTAATGGAAACTATCTTCAACAGAGCTTTTTATCGCAAGACTTCTCTCTGGGAGCAAATGCAAGCCAACTACTATGAGCCCTTGCAAACCGGCAGCTTCCAACGCAATGGAATGGGGCGCCTGAACAAAACAACAAGGGCTAAACTAGCGAAAGTTTTGGAGCGAGTGAAAGCTGGATCAAATGTCAGCAACTTCGCTGTGCATAATAGTTCCGCTCACGTCGCAGCTAACGCCAAAAGAAATCATGGCTGGTATAAAACAATCGGCGGCGAAACTTTCTCAACCAAAATAGGCGCTCCTGGTGATCCTGATGAAACGGATATCATCAAGCGTCTGCCGAGAATAGAAGTTGCGGAGCTTCCAAAACTGGCGATGCTTGAAGCTGGCCCTGATATGAAAGAAAGATCGCTCACGGCTGGAATACCAAGACAAGAAAGTATGGATGAACTGAGTATCGGTCTTCCGCCTCCAGTTCTATCGAAGAAAACTCTGAAAGACATGTCGCCAAAAATCCATGGCAAAGTACCCCATGGAATGCATCCTGTCATCAAAGCCAGTATGACAGAAGCCAGTAAGATGCTGCCGGAAGGATATAGCGTGCGGTTTGATAATGCTGCGCGCACGTCTTCTTCAATCGGCGGCCGGTCTTATCATCTGCAATGGGATAGGCATGGCGCCCTCGCAGTTGATATTGAAATCAGAGGCCCAAAAGGCCCCTTGCGTAACATTGCTTCCCCGAAAAACTTTGCGATGTATAGGGACTTTATGCACTGGACGAAAAAAATCCAGTATGAATTGTTCCCGGATTACAGAGGAAAAGGGCGTTGGGGCGGCTACTTTACAGCTGGTGTTTCTCAAGACCTAATGCACTATGATTTAGGTCCAGAAAGAGGAACAATGGCAGGAAACTGGGAAGTCGGATTGAAGAAACAATGGCGTCACTTCGGTTTGCCCGGCGATGTGGGGAAGGGGATGGGAAGCCTCGCCGGGTTTAAGCTGCCCATGCCGATACCGCCTGATATGCGCACGGCCTCTATTGACTTCGTTCGCGCCGGTCGGCCTGGAAGGCATTCGCGCAGATAGCTTCCGCACCGACTGCGCGGATACCGGCTAGGAAGAAAAGATTCGCCTCCGATCTTCCTAGCCGGTTCTTTTTTTGGTAGCCCTGGTCGGATTTGAACCAACGATCAATCACTTATGAGGTGACGGCTTTGACCAACTAAGCTACAGGGCCAGTTTATTTTTTCAGGTCTTTAAAATGACGCCAAGCGATGGCATCATATATTTTTCCAAGCCGCCTCAGAACAAACTCAACAAAATCCTGAATCAAATCGGAGAAGACATACCAGAACATGCTTGCCCACCACAAAACAATCCAGGTGATAAACTTGCGTTTGTTTTTGAGAGCAACAGGATAAACTCAAACATAATACTCTCCTTTTTCTCAGGTTGATTTTGGTTGTTTGCGGATGATCAGATAATCAACCCGCTTTCGGTCTTTGATACGATAGAACTTAGCTCTAGATTTTAAATAAGCGTGTAGTCTGTTATCATCCCATTCAGTGATGTTTGAAACTTCTCGGATGATTTTGTGATTCTCCCCATCAAATGTATTGTGCCCGGTATCTGTAAAAAATTCTTTTATTTCTTTTTCAATTTGTTTCAGGTGTCGGATACGTGCCCTGGTTTGAATAAAGATATCAATTATCTCAGAAAGTGAAGCCCCATCTAGTCTATGCCGTAGGGAGGAGTCGCTTGAAATTCTTACGCGCTTGAGCATTACCATGGTCCCCTGTTTTCAACAATTCCCGTGTGTGGAACCTTAGCACATGTCGGATGAAGACTTCAAGCGACATTTCATACTTGGCTGCAAGAAAACGCATATCTTTCACGTCTTCTGCATCCAGGTCTAATGTTATCTTTCTTTTGGAGATATCAAGCTTAGTCGTCATTGTTTCTCTCCGGGATAATCACAAGCCTGTAGTTTTCAGGATCAAACGATTCAGCTGTTTGCCTCCTGATATAGTTATTCGCCTCGTCTTTTGTGAATGCATAAGGCTGGCCGCCCGTTGGTCTTACTGCTTGCCATTGGAATTGGTTGCCAGTTCTCGGAAGCCGCACTTTCACTTCCACATGGTATTTCATTTCTTTTCCCCTTTGGGTTTCTTCCACATCCTGAGTTGATCCAAGTGGATATGATAGTAGCCGAACCCTTCAAAGAAAACGATGCTGTGATTAGGTCCAAAAGGCCGAGAATATCCCACCTTCCCGATACTTCTTTTCGGAATGGGAACCATATGTTCTCCGCGTGAATGTTCTTTAATCAAAACAACTTTCTGACCGGGAACCTGTTTCGGTTTCCGCAACAAAGAAAGTTTTGAATCATAATCTAGAAAGTGCGTCTTGTTGCTCATGTTGTTCATTTTGTTCTTCACTTTCCAATGTAGTAGAGTGCAAGGACTAAAAGTCCAACTAACACCAACACATCAATGGTAGTGATATATCTTAATATATGTTTCATGACATATATTTTCCCAATTCACTTCTTTCCAGATTCCAACCCATACCAGTGAGAATCAAATCCCAAATCATTCCCATATGATAAGCATGATGAGCACCATATATTTGAACGCCATTTGTATTGGCCAGTTTCAAATGCAGAAGAATTTTTTCAGCGTCGGTCGGATAGTTCATGACACTTCTTCTTTCTCCATATCAGCATACACTTTGATGATCGCTTGTTTCAAATCCTCATATTTTACGGTGAAGATGTGATCACCGTTGCCATAGCCGTCATCATCATAAAGAGAAAATTCTAGCTCATTTGTAACCGGGTCTTTAGCGATAGCAAATGCTGCTCTTGTAGTTTTGTATGAAGTTTCTTGATGCTGGCGCCAAGCCTCCAAATCATCTAGAGTTCTTTTGAGCGGCGCGAACGGACAGCTATAGCGCGCAGGCGAATAGTTGGAACAGTTTCTCGGGGGAATTTCCACGTCCCGCCGATTACAGACTGAGCAATTGGTTTTCATGACACGTTCAACCTTCAATCACGCGCTGACTGTCTAGTTGGGCGTCCTGGCGCAAGGCCACATTATCACCAGCCTTCAAGCCAGCTGCATAGGCGTTAGGATCGACCTTCTTGCCCTTCACAGCCGCGCCGGGCTTGAGCTTGAGTCGTTGCTGCATCTGAGCCCACAACGAAGTCACCACATCCTTGCGGATCACAACCAACGCATTTCTGCTAGGAACGTTCCGCTTACGCTCTTCCATGATTTCAAAAAACCGCTGATTGATTCGGTTGGTCATTCCGAACATGAAAGAAGCACGAAGTTTTCGGCCATGTATCACGCCGCGATTGACATGCAGATAGTGCGCAAACTCCGTTTCCATAACCATACGGATCATGTCAGTCATTTGGTGGGCGAGTTCCGTGTGCATTTCCGAGCCGAAATAAACCAGTTCTCCGCCCTGGCCTTCATTGACTAAAGCAGTAGTGAAAACGCGGCAGTCAAAAAACTCCGCAATTCGCATCAAGCAATTGTGAACCTCATGAAAGGACTTGCGCCGTCTGGAACCACGGACATACCCAGGCTTTCCGCGAGCCCCATAACGCTCGCCGCGCACCTCTTGCTCCATGTCCACATAGGTTAGATCATACTCTGCCATGAGTTTAGCGGCCATTGCAGCAGCGTTCATGGCCTCGCCTTCCGTGGCCCCATTCTCAATAGTCAGAGCTAGAAGCGCACGCACCTTGGCCCTGATCTGTTCTCTTTTTGTGCTACCTTCGTTCATGATACAGGGGCCTTTCTTTGGTGCGTTGTTTCTAGACAAAAGAATAGCCCAAAGAAAGTCGGCCGTCCAATCACAACTTTGTGATCAATGTTTCGTGGCATTGTTTGGAGGTTGTTCTTTTACTTTTTCTATGATTTCTTCTCCATCCACTAAAGCAATACAAGCTATAGTGGAATGAAGAGTTACATTCACTTGGCGTAAAAGATTGACTAAAGAAAGTTCATCTTTTTCATGAAGATTATCAGCAATCATCATCAATAATAGAAATATAAAAGCACAGGCCGTATTCTTATCGGAATACTCGGCCTGTGCTTTTTCTTGCATAAAGTTGTCAAGTTTTTCTGCCAACTTTAGTTGATCTGGAGTCAAGATTCGCATTAGTTGGATTTAGCCCTCAAAACGAATTGGAGTCCCATGGCGTCAGCTATGGCACATGTTGTTGTCATATAGGGACCATGAACATAATACATATACTTTCCGCCGCGTCCATAGTTGAGAAAGCGATTCACAGTTCCCAAAGCTGTTATTCCACCGTCTGCTTTGATTCTTTCTGCGATTTGTTTTGTTGTTATTTTCAAATGAATGTTGCGCTTTGCCAATTCCTCTTGAACGTCGCGGACCATTTTTTTGTATTTGTTATTGTCCTTGAAAGTTCGTTTTGGAATGTCATGTTGAGAAGATAGTTTTCCTTTTATTCCGCCGCTTTTGGCAATAAGCTTATCTACTTGTTCTTGGATTCGCGCAGTTGACTTGAGCATTTTAGACTCCGGTTTTCGGTGGTGGTAGATGCTGATATTCCCCTAGTTTTCAAACATAGGGATCAACGGGAAGAGGTTTAGGCTTGTGTGCAGGATATCCGCCAATCACTATCCTAAGTCGAGAGACTTGGGGACTAGGATGATAGAAGGACCGATTGGATTTCTCTTCCCGTGCCCCTTGTCATATCACATGACACGCCTCCAATAGGGTTTGTCACAAAGTAGACTTCTAGACAAGTGGACCCTAGCACGATCCTTTGGCAATGACAAGCCTCTTGTTAGCCTGTTCTCAAAAAAAGTGGCCAAGAAAGAACAGACGAAAGAAGTCCCCTCTTGACAGGCTGTTTTTCTATCTCTATGTAGGAGCTTCTGTCCCTAACTGGAGAAGTCACGATGAATAAGTCTGAACAAGAGAGGTTTCTGAAAGCAGCCAAGGGCGCCGATTTGCCCGCGCTGGAAAACTTGATTACCCAGCTGACTGGTATGGCCGAGGAAATCAAGGTTGAGAAAAGGGCTGGCCTGAAGGAGCGAATCGAAGAGATGTTGGCTGGCGCTGGAACCAACATTGCCGAGGTCTACGGCAAGATCAAACAGCCCTCAACTCGCGCGGCCAAATACCGTGATCCAAACAATCCGACCAATACCTGGACTGGCCAAGGTCGGATGCCGGGCTGGATGACGGAAAAGAAGAAGGCCGGTGTAAATCCCGAGGATTTCAGGATCAAGGAGGAAGAGCCAGCGAAGACCTAAGACCAAAAACGGCGACAAAAAAAGGGTGCCTTCCTTATCTCGGGAAAGCACCCTTTTCCGTTTTGGCCTTTGCACACTAGCAAAGAGACGCCCTTAGGTTGGCAACCAAACCTTTATTGTTTATTTACTAGGCTTTGAAATAGACTTACAGTTTTCTTGTGCTCTTCATCTGTTTCATCCACATCAAATGGAGGAGGCGAATTATCATCAACATCAGCTGCAACTGATGCTACGCGCTTTCCAGTTGTTCCAAGAACCCGATCTAGTCGAGCCTTGAGTTCATCATATGTTTTGAAGTTTTTTCCAGAAACAAATTCTTGTAGAGAATGCTGTTGATTCCAAATTTTTTCTAGCTCTTCATCATTGTCTGTAAGAGGAGAAGGTGGTTTCACAAACTCTGATTGATCATAGTTTCTATATCCTTCAACAATGCAAATTTTCAGCCGCAAAGGAACACCAGCCCAAAAATCAAAAGGATTGATTGGCGGTTCATCAGGAAACTGAGGGATCATAAGGTTGTTTAGTTTATCAAAAATTTTCTTGCCATAACGGAACAAAAAAACTTTGCCCTCATTTTCTGGATGAGCAATATCCTTCATAACTAGAATATTAGAAATGTAAGTAAGTTTACGTTTTTGTTTCCGAGCAACTTCTTTATCAGAATCCTGCCCGCTATTCCAAAGAATTGAATTATACTCACTAACAGGATCAGGTTTGCCTAGAGTTGTTAGGGAGTTTTCAATATACCAGCTGCCAGTTTTGCCCTGAAAAGAATGGAACCAAACACGCACAAAAGGAACTTCTTCGCCTCTTGGTGCTGGTAGGAAACGAATTACTGCATAACCGTTTCCAGCTTTATCAACGTCAGGATACCAAATCCTGTCATCTTCAACGAATTTTGGAGCGGTTTGTTTTTGAAGTTCGGTAGTCAGAGATTCTAAGGATTTAGCTCTGCTATTTTTTAGGTCTAAAAATGAAAGTACCATATTATTCTATTTTTTCTCCTGTATTATTATTTGTTGTATTGTCTATATTTTTGATTTGTTTTAGATAGTATAAACTTTGAGATATTTGATATATGTATTTCAAAGTTTCAATGTCACTCGTATTATAAGTGCCATATACTTGTGGCAAAGTGCATAATAAACTTTCTAGTCTTTGTATCAATGTATCAAGTTGATATCCTAACATTATTTCTCCATAATATAAAGTGGCGGCAAGGGCAGTTCGCGAAGCTGCATCTCCCAGCTAAAACCTTTCGGCTCTGATCTGCTAGGGCTCTACTTTGAGCTACCTCACCATACGTTGTATTTAGGCGCTCATAATAGCTGGACGCCATATATTCCAGAAATTGCTTCATCAACATTACGAAAGAATGAAATGCCACGAATTTGTGTTATGTAAGACACTCTTTTATCATCTAAAAATGTAGCTGTGCGGCTATTCTCCACATCTATTAGAATGTTTCCTGTGATGCTATCAAATCCTGCTTTTCTTGCGAGTCCATTCATATAATCACTATCATAGTTTTGTTGCCAATTCCGAAGCTGCAAAATACCATAGATTGCACGAAAAGCCTCAGATGCTTCATGGACAATTGAAGCTCCCCGAAAAGCAAACCCTGAAAGAGGAATAGCTAGCACCGATAGAACGAATTTGCGACGGTTCATTAGTCTTCTCCCTGACATGGTTTGCTTAGTTCTTTTTGAGTCGGTTTATTCCTTATCGCTATAAGTCCACATTTGATGCAATAACGCCAGTTTAGAAACATACCACTTAGCTTGTGCGGCTTTCCTTTTGCCATCTGGTAATGATCATGCCTCTGAGTTTTTGCCAGTCATATTTCAGAAATGGTGCATACTTCTGGAGGCGTGTCATGTAGACCGGATTGCTAAGATTTCCAGTATAATACTCCCAAAGCTGGAGTTTGTCAATCAGAATTGTTATCGTCTCAGCAGAAATTTCGTTTCGGGTATAAAGTTCTTGAATATAAGGCAGCTTCCCGACTTTTGGCTGGAAGTTGGAATCAAAATCGTCCTGAAGCTTACCTAAGTCTGTTTTGAATAGATAAGCTAGAGATTGTTGTCGTCGCTCCCATTCCAGGTAACGATCCTGAGTCATATCTTTTATCCAGCGATCTTTATCAATTAGATTCGCCAAAAAGAGATTATGCGGAGATTTGTGTTTGGTTAGTTTCTGAAAGGCGTATTTGTCATTGCGCCTTTCAAATGATGCTGGAGATGCGTTCTTTAGTTTTCCATGATATTTGAAATAATCATAGGTCGGATGATTGAAGTGTTGTTTCAGGGCGAGATAATCAACATATATCTCAAAGGAGTTCATTGTTCCAACCGAACTTTACCTTCTCTTATCATTTTTGCAATTTCAAGAAAAGAACTGCCCGAATCATTTGCATCCACTAGACTCATTTTTTGATCATCTAATAATGGATTTGTGAACATACCATTATTATCAGTAAACCCAAGCCATTTCTTTACTTCACAGGGAAGCACTCCAGTAATCCTTTGGCCATTGGAGCCTGAATAATAAAAAACATTCATGTAAGCATCATACTCTTCTTTTACAAGTCTGACACCATTTTCCATCGCCAATTCACAAGCGACTCCTAAACAGCAATAGAGTTGATTTCCATCTACTTTCTGGCATAAAAACTTCTCGCCTTGTTTGAAGCGACCAGATTCCAAAGCATCTGCCAACAGTTTGCGATTGGCAGCTTGCTCTTCTTTTGTGTAGGTTGTTTTGTTGTTCATGCGAAAGTTCCATTCCAGGGACGCGGATAGTGACTGATATAGGCAAAGGCTTCTATGTTCTGTGGCATCATTTCTACATGGCCGCGAGCAAATGCCACAAAGCCTGCCCACAGTTGATTTGAGTCGTTTCTAATCAGTGTTTTCACAAATTTCTGCATACTGGTGCCTGTGGTCCAAACATCATCCACTATCAACCACGTTGGCGCTCCAGGTGTTACATAGGGCAGGAATGCATCTCTTAGAGCCCAGCCGCCCGAGGGAACGCCATAGACCTGACCAAAGGCCCCGATCTTGACATGAGAGGCATGAGCGATACAGGCCCAATCCTCTTTTGTCAGCGCATCACATTCTATCTTCCAATCCAAAGTCAAGCCAGCTGCGGATTGGAACTGTCCGATTTTGAAGAGCATGTGTTTTTACTGTCTCCAATTGTTGACATCACGCGCAACTGCCAGAATTAGAAAAGCTATTGGTAATGCAATAAGAACTATAGCTAGTCCCGGTGGAAAGTTCCCCACCAATGCTCCGAAAAATGCAGCTATTCCAAGCGCAATTCCAACTACAAAAAACTGTAACTCACGCGGAGTAGCTGTGAAATGCCATTTTGGTTTCATTTTTTTATGTCCATGTTTTGACTAACCAATCCATACCGATAGGATAACTAGTATGAGAGTTTGTGTCTGGAGCAAATACTTCCACTTGATTACCATCCAGAAAGTTTGTCACCCTATACCAATGATGAGGAACATCTGACCAATGCTTTTGTTTTATAAAGTCTCCAATCTTGAACTTAGCTTCTGGTTGTGTAACTTCTTTACCGACATAAGAATCATGTGCATCTAAGTTATCACACTCATAATCACACTCAAGCACAAGCCTAATAGTGCTTGCTGCATATTTACGCATTGAAAGTATTTCGTCTTCTCTAGTAGACTCACTCTCTATTGATTTTATATAACCAACTCCATTATTAAAATCCCCATGCACAGTAAATGGCAGGGATAGGACGCGCATATAAGAAATCGCGTCATGTGCATTGCGAAACGGCCCAAAGCTTGTCATGTGATGTTCCTTTCCTGTTGCTCGTATTGTTCGTATTCCAGTTTGAATACTTTACGAAAGTCAGGCGTTATTGTTATGTCTTCAAACCCAATGCTAATAATAAGATCGTTTTGCAAGAGATGTTTCAAAAGATGATTTCTTTGTTTTAATGTATGAACTATAATAGAACAAAATAAATAATGACGCTCTTGTAATGTGTATCTAAATGGAATCGTCATCATTTTGAAATATGGTCTAGCAGTTTGAAAGTCTTGGAATGGTCCATATTTCATATCGGGAGCCTGCTTGTTTTCTTTTTGAGGAGGTTCAGAGACTCAGCTTCTATTTCCAGCTGCGATTTGATATTCTCATTCTTGCTCATGATTTCCGCCAGAACTTCAATCTCAATACCTGATGTTTGAGAGTAATGAACAATACCATCAATGTAAGATACACCATTGGCTTTCACCAACTTTTCAATCTCTTTGACGACATTGTTAGAGAGATTGAACTTGTTTAGATCAACTTCATTTTTCAATTAAACTCAACTCCATTTCTACTTCGTCTATAATATCTTGCGCATTCGGGTCCACTCCATAAAACAGAGCAAGAGCCGTGCAGAAGTCTCTATAGACGATTTTTCTTGATCCACCGTTACGTGGTGCTCTTTCATAACGCTCAACGAAACCATTCTTTAGAATTTGTAATTGATCCAGCCAAACTTTATGCTGGCCTATTGTTGTGGCGCGTTGTTGGTCCATTTTATTGCTCCCCTTCTTCTTCTTCCTCAGATTCCACCATGGAAGTGTCTTATTTCATCAAAGCCTTCTTCCAACGTCGGCATTTCAAACGCGCTAACATAATAGTCATAGCTTTGTTTACGTTTGACTGATGCTTCTCTGATATTCCAAGCATCATAGGTAGGATGTGGAAAAACATATATCGTCTTTATATATCCAAAATCCTTGAATAAATCAAGTAAAATCTTACGATCAGCTGAAAATATATTCAGATCGTCTATTACGATTTTTCTGTTTTGTTTGAGGGAGACTTTTATTCTACGTTCCTTGATGAAATTCAAAATATGTCCATGAACGGTGCCAATATCTTCCCAGCACATCGTCGCAATTCTTTCAGCAATAGCATGACCAGATATATGATCATAATCTATTGCATCAAAAGTCTGCTCTCTAAATTTAGTCTTTCCACTATACGGGATTCCACATAAAAAATAAACCAAACTCATAATGTTTCTCCTAACTTTGTGTTACCATTTTTTCAAAATTGCTTCCCACATAGAAAGTATACCAGCGACATTTAATTCAACTCCATTATGATAATGTAAGAATATATAAGCCAAAGTTATAGCAACGACAATCAAAACAACAGACATACATAAGGCGAGAATACAAACCCAACTAACTTCAATTGCTGGATGATGTATCCGCTGTCGCATGTTTGGCTCCTCAGGTAGGACTCGAACCTACAACCTCCACCTTAACAGGGTGTCTCTCTACCAATTGAGATACTGAGGAATATAGAAAAGGAAGAGACAAATACCGGACGCCTCTTCCTAAAATCCCAGCCGGTAAGGGAGTTCTTTTTATTTAGTTAGTGCGACGTGGAACAACTCCTTTTTCATCCACGCTCATGAAAGGCACCGTGTTGGATAGCATGGTATTGGGTAGGGCGCCATTCCAGGTTAGAGCCTTTGTGTATTCCACCAGCTGCGCATTAGAGGCGAGAGCATCGGCCTTGGATTTGATCGCTGTGGCTTCGGCCTTGCCCCTCAACTCTATTGCTTGGGCATCTGCAACGGCTATAGCGAGTTTTGAGTCCGCTTCACCCTTGGCCTTGGTAACAGCCCTTTCGGCCATCTTTCGCTCTTGCTCAAGCTCTTGCTGGCGAGTTTCAACACCGGCCTTGGCTTCAGCGGCTTTGTCCACTGCGGTTTGGAAGCTCTTGGAATACTCCAGGTTTGGAATCTGGAAGTCCGTCACTTCAACGCCCAGTGTCTTTGCTTCTTCAGCCACGACCGCTTTGATTTTATCACATAGCTCGGCACGATGAGAAGCAACGTTTTGGGTATTGACTTTACCCATTTCTCGCTTCAGCCGATCCACCGTAATACTAAAGAGACGTGCTTTATAATCCTGCGCGTTTCTCCAAACAAAGCTGATTCTTTCGTCATTTTTGGGGATGCGATAGAACAGCTTCCACCAAACATCTACTTCTTGGTTATCAACTGTAAATGTATTAGACTTTTCTTTATTAAATAGCTCCTGGATATCAGTGCGAATAAAGTTGGCCGAATGAACACCGGGAACTTTGAAATTCAATCCAGGCGCAGTATTGATGCTTTGAATCTGGCCAAAGCGAGTGAGAACTACGGCTTCATATTCTTCAATTGTGTAGTAAGTTGTGAAGAATAGAATCAAAGCGACAACACCAAATATTCCAGTCAAAACAAGCTTCAACATGTTACTTTTCTCCTGTGTTTCTTCTTTTGGTTTTTTGCGAGGAGGCATCTTCTTCTTTCTTGGTTCTTTCATAATCACGGTAGGTAAGTATGATTAAAAAAAGCAAACAAAGTATGAATAAAATAATTGCTAGACCTATCATTCGTTATCCTTCTTTTTTCTCCGCTTTACTGAACTTACCTAACACGGCACCATAAAGACCGCTCTCTATGATTTGTTTCTGCCAAAAATCAGGCATCCTTCCGCTATAGGATCGTTTTACCTTCTTGACATTCTCATCCCACTCAAATTGAGACTTGGATGATTTCATCAATGTGATGATTTCACCGATTGACATAGGAGTTAGCGGGATTCCCATAGTCTGTCCTCCTTTTCGCGTTTGGACATAGTAATCTACCAAATTCTCTAGAGCTTGTAAAGCAGTATGTTCATTCCTCATCTAGTTTTTTTCTTTCTCGCTTTCTCCTTGCCTCTTCTCCCATTTTTACTCCCATTGCAAATGCTTCTGCATCTGTAACTTTGTGTTCTGTGATCTTTCCAAAAACTGGATGCGCGCAATCAAACAATCTTTCCACACGCTCTCTTGTGTCGTCTGTATAATAGCCAGCGAAGTAGCCAAGGTTAGCCTTTTGGATTGCAAGACATTCTTCTCTTGTCTTTTCAGGTGCGATCTTCTGGCAATGATCTACCATCGCCTCAAGATACTGTTTAGCATCTTCAGGATCAGTGATTTTCATCGCCACTGCGAGCGTGTGTTTGTTTGGATCAAATGGCGTCATGGTTGTTTACCTCGTTCCTGAACCCGCGACCCGAAGGAAATAACGCTCATCACATTCTAGGAGAAGTTTTTGAGCGAGATAGTTATCCCATTCTGGTACATTTGGAACGTATGCACAATATGTTTGATAAGTTTCATGGCAACATATGTTCATTGTCACTGATCTTGTAAAAAGATGGTAAACGCGGCCAGACACATTTCCTTTCACAGGAATCCAGCCATCCATGAGAAAACATCTATATTGTTCAAGAGTTAGATGGGAGAGAAACAACGCCTTTGATTTTTTCTGCGCAGCAAATTGCTTACGCTTTCTTCTTATATTAACAATAGTGTAACAAAAAGCAACCAGTAATGCTGCTGTCCCAATAATAACAGAAGCACAGCCTATTGCAAATATAATAAGCTGATGTAGTTTCATTTTCGCTAATTGAAAAACTCCCCCCGACCTTTTGGAGTCGGAAGGAGTCTTTTCCTTTTCTGTTTCTTTAGTTGCTGCTACCCTTGCTCGCCATTTCCATTGCCAACCCCATAGCCTTCAGTTTCTTCGTCCTGTTTGGACCATACCAGTTGCTATTGAGGCGGGTTTCCGATGTGCGGCCTAAAACGTGATCCAGGGCAAAAGTCACGGCATTGAAAGGCTGCCACCACGTTCCCTCACCAAGTTCCGCGCCGGGCTGATTGGTCAGAGCCAGCATGGCCGTCTCAGCTGCCCTAGAAACCGTCTTCTCGCTCTTTGTGCTTACCGGGAAGATGGCATCAAAGTAGAGCTTGATATCCTCTTCATCCGCGCGCTTAGAAGCAAGAAACTCGGCAACCTCCTTATACTCGTCCGCGCGCTTGGTGGCAAGACCCATGGCTTCCTGCGCGGCCTCAACATCAAAAGGCTTGGAGTGATTGAGGCGCACTTCATAATCGGCCTTTTCACGCAGGCCCATCATGATCGTGTTTTCGCAAACAACGCGAGTTGCGATTACACGAATGTCAACGCGCTTGCCATAGATGTGCGGATTGGAGAAAAGAAGAAACTTGCGGAAGGTATCTTTGCCTTTGAGGATAGAAAACTCACCTTCCATCCGCGCCAGCATCCAAATGTGGGAGCCGCCATTGAGAGCACCGGCCGTGTCCATCTTGACTTTGTTTTCCTCAACAAAGTCATGAAAAAAGTCAGCGACCTGTTGATTCTGAACCGGGTTCCAATCCTTAGACGTTGTGCAGAATTCTTTCATGTCGGTCTTGCGGACCAATGACTGATCCATTGAACGATAGACCTTATCGCTGTTTGGATCGCCATAGAAAAGCGGCATCTTCTCGACTTCCCAATCCAGGTCCGCTGCGACCAACATTTCCTTGGCCGAAAGATCGTTTGAAACCTTGGTGCCAAGACCGTGCCAGGGTGTCTCTCCCGCATAAGCCATCGCTGCCTTACCGAGAATCATCTCCAGGTTGTGTGACATTTCCAACTCCATTGCTTGGGGAACGTCTCGTCTGATGTTTCAAACATAGCATTTCCCCAGACGGAAGTCAACCCAATCGTAAAAATTATTTTTAGAAGCTGATCACGTTTATGTTACTTGTTCACGATTGTTTTTGTTCATGGTTTGTTCCCTCTTTGTTCTTGTTTTGTTCTTTTCTCAGTTTGCGTTGGCGACGTTTCCATATCTCGTGTCTTTTGCGCATTCTATGAATAAGACCTTTACGTCCCATGAATTTCGGATGATAAAATGCTCGTGAATAGTAACTCACTGTTTTTCTCTTTCCGAATATTTGGCGCTGAACATAAGTTTTGGATGACGTGCGAAAGGAGTTCTATAACATTCAAATACTTTCTCTGTGGAATTGTAATTACCATTAGAATGCATTGCAAAGCACTTATCGTATTGTTCTTGCACCCAGGCTCTTTCTGGACTTTTGGTGCCTACTGCAAGCATTATAATAACAAAAACAGAAGCGAGGGACCAACAGAATATCATAATAGGATTCATTATTCAACATATTCCTTTCCAATAAAGGGACCACCATAAATGCATCGGCCCCAGAACTCTTTTGCGATTTTTTGATTGGCGGCATAAATCCAGCACTGGTGGCAAAGCTCACACTTGCCACGCTCTACTAGATAACCGTCAAGTTTTTTTCTTAGTTTAGGGTTTTCTTCCAACAATGTCATAAACAGCCTGCATATAATCTACTTTGGATGAATATTTTAGTTTGAATATACCACACTGAAATCCTTGTTTACTCCGATGTGATATAACTTGATTCATATGTTCTTCTGTTAGACAAGCAACAATGAAAAGAGTCGGGCTTACAGAAACATAGGCATGTGTGCTATCATCGTTTTTTTCATATTTGTTATTTGCTCCACTCCAGACAGCAAATGGATAAGTTGTTTTGATACGATCTACTATCCAATCGTAGTCATCCTTATAGACTATATCGCTTTCTGAGATTCCAGTTATTGCTACCATGGACGCCTCCCGATGATATCATAGACAGCTTGCATACAGTCTACTTTCGGCTGGATACACTCAGGCCAACCTTTACCGCACCACATCCCATCTTTATAAGTGACATTCATAATAACTATGTTATAATCAGAATCGCGTCTTTTCTCATCCTTATAAAGCCACATGCGAATACTTTCTGTAACGTTTATTACACAGGCCGTATCATTTATGCTCAAGGAAGACGTGTTATACATTTTATCTAGCCATAATGGATAAGGATATTCTTTCTCCTTCTTCCTGAGTAGATCAACATTTTCTTTCAGTATCATAACCATCGTTTTTTCTCCTCTTTTCATATGTGCGTAAAGAGATAGACAGAGCCCAGCACTGTTCCTATAGTTCCAAGAGTTATCACTGTCCACCAGATCATCGGTGGCCTGACAAACTTATAGGTTGCTACTCCATTACAAACGCAAATGAAAAACAACACCTCTAGTTGCGCTCGTTTCCAATATGAAAAATTCTTGTTGTAAAATGGTCCAAAAACATTCCAAAGAAAATTGCCAACGAAAAATCCTAAAACAATCCCGATAGTAATTCCATAGATGAAAAGGAACGTGCTCATACTTCGGCTCCTATTGGCTTGAATTCCTCTTTGACGAGTTTGTATTCCCCATCAATGCAGATTGCGACTTTTCTCAACATATTTTTCTCAACATAACAATGAGGATGATATATGACTGTTACGAAAGAGTTGATTGGCTCTACCAAACACCTCTTACCTGCTGTTGGAAAGAAGATCGGCCGCTTGCAATGATCGCAGCGCAGTACCCACTTCATAACTGTTCTCCCCGGTTTTATTGCCTAGAGTAATGAGGCGGTGCCAACTCAAGTTTACCGCAATACAGGTGCGTGATTGAGGGTAACTGACGGCACCGCCCCACAGTCGGAAGCGTAGGGGACGACTAGCGAAAAGTCAAGACCTTTTCTTGTCTGGTTTGAATTTTATGTTGTGTTCTTTGACGAAGTTTTTATAGCGTCTATAAAGACCGTATTCTCGTCCATTTGCATCTATTTCCCAAGGTAGATCAAAGTAATGAACTTTCGTTTCATTTGTGAATTGTTTTTTCCACTTGGTAAGAGTCATATCTTTTCTGGTGAAAGTATTTCCTAGTTCGCCCTTGGTGTATTGTTTGCAATGAACTAGCTCATGTGCTAGAGCCATAAGTTGTTGGCGTTTTCCTGGATTAGTATTCAAAACAATCTGAAAAGTTTTTGGCCGATAGGTAGGAATGTCATCATCTAGAACATAAATGAAACCATCAAGCTTTTGTTTACTTTCTATTGGTTTAGACTCAATCAAAAGTGTTGTCTTGTTATGTATTCTTGTAGAGACTAGCATACTATACATAAACTTAGCAGCGAACTTCAATTCATCTCTACAAATCTTTGGGTTTTTATTCTTTGTATAGACCCGAATTTCTTGCGTGTTGTTATTGGCCATCCTTGAATATCTTTGTGACTAGAGGAATAAATTCATCAATATCTTTCACAAAAACTTGGGGATGTTCATTACTAGCAATCATAATAATAGCGATTTGTTTAGTAGGAACATAGATCAGACCAGCCATCAAAGCATATGCTGTGGCTTGAAGAAAGTAACCAAGAAGGTCTTTTTCTTCTTTGGGCTTTCTAGCTGTCTTGTAATCTACGATTGTTGGTTTATGATTCCAGGAGCAATAAAGATCGGCTCGGCCAGCTGTTTTATATTCATAGGAGTAAAGAGGAAATTCTAGGCCATGAACTTCGGTGACATTTTTATCTAGAACTTCTCGGACACGTAAAAAGTCCGATAGATTGACAGGCATAACTCCTTTGGCATAAGCAGGATCATTGAGAAGATACTTTTCAGCCAGACCATGAATAGCTGTTCCGCGTGCAAAAGCCTGAGTTGTAATCTGGTTAGCTTTCTGTTCTCCAACTCGTTTCTTCCATTTGGCAATCCATTCTTTTGGAAGAAGTTTCGTCTTACCTAAACGAGTTGTAACAGACTCTACAATTGTGCCATTAGGAAGGTTGTAGAATCTCCCGCCTTTATCTTCAAAACTTGTTAGTTCTGTTCTGGGGAATAAGTTGTGCGTAAACATTTAATATCATCTTCATTTGATGCAATTATTAATTCTCTTACAAAGTCACTTCTAACGATATCTTGTATTCCAAACTCAATTGGCGCAAATGACTTCATTTTTCTAACAACACGAATAAGCTTCTGGACACCCGAACGCTCTAGGTCCGATTGTCTGTAGTCGCCGGAAATTATGACACGACAGTTGCGGCCCATGCGAGTGAGAACACTGTAAATCTCGCCATAGGACATATTTTGAATCTCATCAAGGATAACGATAGAATCACGAATTGTCAATCCCCTAACAAAGGAGGTTGACATAAATTCTACAATGTTTTTGCTTTTCAGAACGTCATAAGCATCGCCGCGTTGAAACAAGTCTGTGCAGATGCTACGATATGGTAGTTCATACTCACGAATCTTATCCTTTACACTTCCTGGCAAGAACCCAATATCACGACTTGGAACAGCACTTCTAACAATGATAACCTTGTTCTGAATACAAAGACCAGACATAACCTGATCTAAAGCGAGAAACAGGGAAACTAATGATTTCCCTGTCCCTGCAACTCCATGTAAAAATAAATGTTTGTTATTATAAAATGCGTCGTATGCTAATTCTTGGTTTTTAGTAAGTGGTTTTATAGTAATAAGTTTAAGTGAAGTATTAGGAGTAACCTTGTCTTTGAGTAATGCTCGTCTTTCTTTTTTAGTCAATTTTTTCTGCCTAATAGAAGTTACTCCTTTAGTATGTATTTATGGTATTCCTTGGGTTACGCTTCTTGATTTCTTTCAGTTTGTCTCTGAAAGCGTCGTCTATTTTTGGCTTAGTTCCGACCATGGAAACAATCCGTGGCGCACCATATACCAACTGTTCCACATGCGGATTTGCGGCTAAAAACTCATCTCTGGCAGAAATGGACATAAAATCTGTCCATTCTTTACCAGTTTGATGATTTACGAAGAGGTAGGTTGGCATGTTAGGTAAGCTTCAATGGAGGATTAGAAGTCGTGCCATCAGCTATTGTAACCGTTTTTGGACCTTCTTTTTCAATAATGATTTCCTTTACCTTGCCAAGTTTCGCTTCTAGTTCATCAATGCGATCTTCAAGAATCTTGATATGATTGGCCTTGTTTCTTTCTTCAGGACAAGGACATCCCCCAATTGAATCCTCCAGGGCCTTGACTTCTTTTAGAAGCTCTAGATACTCTTTTAGCTTGGTTATGTCCCAAGGCTGATATCCACCAGTTCCGCCGCTTCCAGGATAATGAGGTTGAGGCCAAATAATCGGATCAGGAAGATTTGGATGTGGTTTTGGCCACATTGGAGGATCATACCTCCAAGGCCAATCTCCAACATTGCAATACACACACATCTTAGTAATTTCCTTTATAGTAATCTTCTTTTTCTCGTTCGTCAATATCAGCGTTTTCTCTGTATTCCAGATTTTTCCTGCGATTCATGTTTTTCATTTTTTGATACTTACGACGATTTTGAAATTTTCTTTTCTTGTTATAATATTCATCATAACCATATTCATCATAGCTATGACGGGTTCTGCTTTTAGACAAAATAAAATTCTCCTACATTCTTTTTGGCAAATTCCTTATATGCAATATGTGCTTCATTCGGTGTTGTATAGCTTCCGAGATAGTGAGTTTTACCATTTACACTACAACGAGCACTATATGAGTTTCTATCTTTACATACTCCGCGAGGGAAATCACGTAGTTTCTGAGTTCTATTATATTTATTTTGAGTTTTTGTAGCTTCACGTAAGTTATTCCATCTATCATCATGTCGGACCCTATTTTTATGATCCATTTCTTCTTTCGGCCAATTACCAGACATATAAAACTTTGCGACATGAGATGCAGGATAAATTTTTCCATCAAAGCAAATTTGCCGATATCCACGTTTACCTAAAGAACCAGCTATTGCTCCTTGTTTTGCTCTACTTCCAATATTTTTCTTCCACCGAAATTCTCCAGTATCAGGATTGTAGTGGATTCTTTCTTTCAACTCTTCTAACGTCATTTTGTTTTGTTAGTCTTTTTCCTTTTCTGTTTATGTTGTTATCAGTCCAGGAAATGCTTCTTTTATTAGCTCTTCCGTGACTGTTTTATATGGTAGTTTCTTGTTTCTTATTTCTAGCATCAGCAAGGCATCGGACGGCGATAGAGCCTCTAGAAAGAGCCTCCAGAGCTTGTCACGCTTGTCTTGTGTGAGGGTAGGGTGTCCACCTTCAACGAATAGATAGAGTTCCCTGGCCTTGGCATAAAGAACGCTATCGCAATCTGTAAATTCATTGAACCGATAATTGACTTTCTCGGGTAGCAGGAATTTGATAGATGGGTCTAGAAAGTGTCGGAGAATTTCTAGGAACGGCTTGTTTGCTTGTGCTCTTAGAAATTCAATCTTCTCTTTTTTGGATGGTAGGTTATCAGTTTTCTGAAGTAATTCAGAGATACTTAGTTTCATTGATTATTTGCCCATACTTCAGCATCAATTTTCTGCTGATCTGTAAATTGAATTGTGTGTGCGGTAGATTTCAATGGTTTCTTTACTTGCTTCTTAAATTCAGCAGAACATTTAGAATAATTTTTTTGAAAGTCAGCTTGAACCTCATCAAAATAATAATCAGACCATGGTGATTCTGCTATCATCCAATAATACAAGTAACACGCCCATATATATTGTTTCTCAAGTTCAGTCATTTGAATACTCTTAGGAGTAATGTGTTGGGACCAATGCGGCCAGTAAGGTGGCGCGGAGTGTAAGGGTGTTTCTTGACATACTCAACAACATAATTGAAGTTACCTGTCATCATGCACGGGATAAGCGCACTATCCAGAATCTTTATTACTGACTTTCCTTCATCAAAATTTATAAGTGTCGTCCTATTGAATGACAAAGCTTCATTTGGTTTAGCCACGAACAAAGCTATCGTACTATATTTAGAGTTCCAGCAAAGTAGCCCTTGGGCGCCAATGATTTCAGACGGATGAATAGATTGTATATGGAGCTTAGAATCAATGATTTGCCATTGAACCAATTTTGTCAACTCTGTGGCAGACTTTATTTTTTTCTTTTTCTTCTCAGGCTTTCCATCCATGTAAGTCTTGATTTGACCGCAAAAATCAAAGAGAAACTGGCTATAGTTTTTTAGCTGTTTCTCCGTCATTTTTTCATAGCCTTCTCTCAGGTCTTGGTTCTTTTCAGGCTCATAGGTGACACCATAGACTTCCTGGAGAAGAGGCAGATAACGCCGTAGGATGACATGAGCTTGACGACGGCCAACATCAGCCTCCGCAAGTATGAGATTTAGTGGTTTGTCAAAATGCACGCGATTGATATCATAGTCAGCATTATAGAAAACATCAATTCTGTTTTCGATTTCTTCAAATATTCTAGAAATCGCTTCCGGGGCGGCCGACATAGGGACTCTCCGTTCAAGCTTGCAACCATTTTTAGCATAGTTTTGTAGCGCTGTCAAGCTCTCATTTCCTATCACGAAGTTTTGTAATGAAACATTGGAGCTTTCTTTATCTCTTTAGATTCATTTGCGAAACTCCTTAGAAAATTCTCCCATTGTATCTTTCGCAAATCCCAAGAATAAAAAAGGTCCACATAACTTTTTTGACCCATGAGTTTTGAGTCGTCTTTGTAATTATCAGAAAGAACGTGATCAATAACGTCTTTCAGAACGCCATAGAAAGTTCTTGCATGACCGTTAGCATCTTCATGAAACTGATACATTTGAGTCCAGTTCGCAGCTGTTTCAGGAAGAGCACCAAAGTTTGGATGGACACACATCAATCCAGCACTCATTGCTTCCATCAAACAAATACAACTTGTTTCTGGCCAAATAGAAGGATAAGCAAAGACATGAGCATTCGTTAGAGCTTCGCGAACATCTTCATTGGAAACAGACCCATGATAAGTCATTTGAGGATGATTGCGAACCTTATTGAAAAGTTCTTCAAATGGCTTG